AGGCGCTTTTTTAGGCGCGGGCGTTAAGGTTAAGAGAGCTGAAAAGAGCTATCCCAAAAGCGCGGTTCAGTTATTCATTAAACACAGAAACGCGGACCGCGGGACAATTGCCAAAGCGTTGCGCGGTGTTCGTACTCGTGTTCCGCGGTTCGTGGTTCAAGATTTTCTTGACTTGTCCCGCCGTGATAAAAAGGACATTTTAACCCGCGTCCGTTATATTTCAAAATCGGGCGTTGAGCGAATTGTCAATTTTGATTTTGAAATTGGAAAAATTCGCCGTTTATTTTTCCGCGCTTTGAATTCGCGCTTTATTTCAAAAGTTTATTTTGAAACTAAACTGGAATATATGAACCGTTGGCGCGATCACTCAAAAATTATCCTAGGACATTAATCCCAAGCCCCGCGCTTCACGGCGCGGGGTTTTTTTTGTGCCTGACTTTCGGTGCGACGATATACCACACCCCCGCGACGTATTGCATCTTGACACTATATCTAGTATGCTTTAACCGTTATTTAATAACCTACTATATGTAGTATGTGATCCGTGGAACATGGTACTATATCTTGTGTCAATGTGACATATTGTCGCAGGCAAAGAAAGATGCATACCACATCTTGTGTCAATGTGACATAATGTCGCACCTAGGGTACCTTGGAGCACGGACAACGCAACATCTAGTATGTCCGAAACCCCCTACCCCCTAAATATGGGGTGTGGCAAATTGTCGCAGCCTAGCGGCGCATGTTTTAGATATACGATAGGTGCAAAATACTTATGACGTACAAAACAGAACAAGAACTACAAGAAGAGCTAATCAGACTCCAACTTGCCAAGCTGAATAAAGCCGAGAAAGAATTTATTCCGTTTGTCAAAACTGTATGGCCCGAGTTTGTCGAGGGACCCCACCACATAAAAATCGCAAAGCAGTTTGAAAGGATTGCTACGGGCGAGATAAAAAGATTAATTGTAAACATGCCGCCTCGTCATACGAAATCAGAATTTGCTTCGTATCTCTTTCCTGCATGGATGGTGGGCCGTAATCCAAAACTCAAAGTCATTCAAACCACGCACACCGGAGAACTCGCCGTGAGATTTGGTCGTAAGATGAAAAACCTCATTGACACCGAAGAGTATCGCACGGTCTTTCATGACGTGAGAATTAAATCAGATTCTAAAGCTGCCGGTCGTTGGGAAACGAACCATGGTGGCGAATACTACGCTGCCGGTATCGGCGGTGCGATTACAGGTCGTGGTGCGGATCTTTTAATCATTGACGATCCTCACTCCGAACAAGATGCCTTATCCGAGACCGCCATGGACTCAGCGTATGAATGGTATACCTCCGGTCCTCGTCAGCGTTTACAACCCGGCGCGGCGATCGTTTGTGTCATGACCCGTTGGAACACGAAAGATTTAACAGGAAGATTGATCAGCGCCCAAGCACAAGATATCAAAGGTGATAAATGGGAAGTCATCGAGTTCCCTGCTATCTTACCCAACAACAAACCTGTCTGGCCTCAGTATTGGAAGCTAGAAGAACTCGAAGCAGTCAAAGCCTCTTTGTCGATTGGTAAATGGAATGCACAGTGGCAACAAAATCCAACCGCGGAAGAAGGCTCCATTATCAAACGCGAGTGGTGGAAAGTTTGGGAACACGAAGAGAAACCTGATTTGGTTCATATCATTCAAAGTTATGATACCGCATTCAGTAAAAAAGAAACGGCTGACTTTTCCGCGATTACCACATGGGGTGTGTTCTACCCCCCTAATAAAGGCCCCCACTTAATTTTACTGGCTGCCCGAAAGGGACGTTGGGATTTTCCTGAATTAAAAAAAATTGCTTTAGATGAATATAAATACTGGGAACCTGAAACTATCATCATCGAACAAAAAGCATCAGGGCAACCCCTAACGGACGAATTGCGTACCCTAGGTATCCCTGTTGTCAAATATACCCCCAGTAGAGGAAATGATAAGATGGTGCGCGTCAACTCGGTGGCACCTATATTTGAATCCGGCAAAGTCTACGCCCCCAATAAAAAATGGGCGGAAGAAGTTATTGAAGAATGTGCGGCTTTCCCGTATGGTGATCATGACGATCTTGTGGATAGTACCACTCAAGCAGTGATGCGATTCAGACAAGGTAACTTTGTGACTCTAGAGGATGATTATGATGATCCTCCTCGAGATGATGTTTTTGTTGATGAAAATCGATATTATTAATGTTATAAAAATCTAATGGCTGGTCAATTTAATAAAAAAGAACTGGAACTCTTAATGGGAGAAATAACTCGTTCCGAGCCCAATATAACTCCGGATCAATACAGAAACATTAAAGGCATGGAAGAAATGAAACCCGGAAGTTATCCTTTTCGATTTATGAAAGAAGCTCCCAGTGAAAATCAATTTATGAAATTATTAGAAGCCAGTATTAAAGATACAAAACCCGAAGGTGTGATGACTGCTGGCAATACAAGAATTATAGAATTAAATAGTTTGATCGATCCGGATATGGATCCCGGTGATTTAAGAACTATTTATGATGACATGATGAGAGAGTCGGGAGGTAATTACCCCGGTGTTGATTTTGATACTTTCTTAAAGTCGATTGGAACACGAACCGCGTCCAATGATGAAGCTGTTCGTCAATTAGAAAATTTATTTGAGATGTTCAAAGAACAAGGAATGTCTGATGAAGAAGCAGCCAAAGCGGCAAGAGAGAGAATGGAAAACGCTCCTGTTAGAAAAGCAGCCGATGGTGGAATCATGTATCTTGCTCCGGGAGGCCCGGTCACTAAAGGAGGATCCACGTTAGCTCCTTCAACCTATGGATCAAAACCATTTGAAGATTATTTAAAGGATCTTGGTTTTACTAAAGTAGATGAGAAGACAGGAAAAGTTAGAGGTTCTAAAGGAGCGTGGAACAAGTTCCTTGCAGGGAAAGGAATTAAAATAAATTCAACGCAAGCGACAAATTTATTAAACACTATGTTAAAAGATGCAGGCAAGCGTCCTTACATTTCTGTAGATATGTCTCAAAAAGGTTTAGGTCAAGGATTAATTGATGAGATCACAGGAACTGAAGCAGGTAAACCCAATGTTCGTGACATTCGACAATCAACAGCTAATAAAATTGAAGAGATTCGATTAGACGCTAATGATAAATTTGGTAGAAACCCAACCAAGAAAAAATATCAATTCATCAAAGATCAAATTATAAAGTTCTTTCCTAAAGTTGCCGGGACCACGGCCCTTGCTCAGTTTATTGCAGGTAAAGCTTTGGGATTTGCCGGAGCATTCATGCCATCTGAGGCGGATGCTGCAACATTATACGACGATGAAGGAAACATGAAAGAGGGGATTATGTCACAAATTGAAGAACAAAATAAAATGAAAGTGATTACAGAATAATGGCAATCGATAAAAGAATTACAGGCGAAGCAGGCGAACTCGAGATCGAAGAGAAGGATATCACCGAGGTCCTTGGTCCAAGCACCATGGATCAAGAATCAAACATTGTCGAAATGATGGAAGACGGTTCAGCGATCATCAACCCGGAAGAAGAAGCACCCGAAGTAGAATTCTATGACAACCTCGCGGAAGCCGTTGATGAGTCCGAACTCCAACGGATATCCAACAAGTTACTCGGCGATTATGAAAACGCCAAAGACTCTCGTAAAGATTGGGAAGATGGTTATGTTAAAGGATTAGATCTTTTAGGATTTAAATACAGCGAACGTTCACAACCGTTCCAAGGCGCAAGTGGCGTGACGCATCCTTTACTCGCCGAATCCGTCACACAGTTTCAAGCACACGCTTACAAAGAAATGCTACCCGCGGGTGGTCCGGTTCATACACAAGTCGTCGGTGATCAAACACCCGATGTAATGGCGCAAGCCGAACGTGTCAAAGATTTCATGAACTATGAAATCACCCACACTATGGAAGAGTATGATCAAGAAATGGATCAGATGCTTTTCTATTTACCGCTCGCCGGTTCCACCTTTAAAAAAGTTTACTATGATGCTTCTCTGGGAAGAGCGGTATCGCGTTTCGTGCCCGCTGAAGATTTAGTTATTCCGTATGAGACCACCGATTTAGAGACAGCGGAAATGATCGGACAACGTGTTCGGGTGACGGCCAATGATTTGCGCAAGAAACAAGTCATGGGCTTTTACAGAGATATCTCGTTAAAAGCCGGACAAGAAGAACAAAATCAAATTCAACAAAAATACGATGATTTAGAAGGTACTCATCCTGAAGAAAACGATGATGATATTTTCAATCTCATCGAGTTCCATGTCATTTGTGATATCAAAGGCTTTGAAGACAAAGGCATGGATGGTGAGCCCACCGGCATTATGTTGCCTTACATTATTACGATTGATGAGAACTCATCAGAAGTTTTATCAATTCGAAGAAACTACAAAGAAAATGATCCGTTAAAAAGAAAAGTAGAATACTTTGTTCACTACAAATTCTTACCGGGTCTGGGATTCTATGGCTTTGGATTGATTCACATGATTGGCGGTCTATCTAGAACTGCCACGGCAGCCCTAAGACAATTACTAGATGCTGGTACTCTTTCGAACTTGCCTGCCGGCTTTAAGGCAAGAGGGCTACGGATTCGTGATGATGACTCTCCTTTAAAACCCGGCGAGTTTAGAGATGTGGATGCACCGGGCGGAAGTCTAAGAGAAGGTTTACTTCCACTACCTTATAAAGGTCCTGATCAAGTCTTAATGCAGTTACTGGGTTTTTGTGTGGAAGCCGGAACACGATTTGCAGCCATTGCCGATCAGAAGTTAGGCGAAGGTTCTCAAGCCAATCCTGTCGGTACCACCATGGCGATCATGGAGCGTGGTGCGCGGGTCATGTCGGCTATACACAAAAGATTACATCACGCACAACGTAAAGAGTTTAAAATCCTAGCGCGCGTCTTCGCCGAATACTTACCACCGGAATATCCATACAATGTAGCCGGCGGTAATCGTATGATTAAGATGCAGGACTTTGATGACAGAGTCGATGTCATTCCTGTATCCGATCCGAACATCTTCTCCATGGCACAACGTATTACGTTGGCCCAAACCGAATTACAATTAGCTCAATCGAATCCTCAAATTCATAATTTGTATGAAGCATACAGAAGAATGTATGAAGCATTAGGCGTTCAGAATATTGAATTGATTCTACCCCCACCCCAACAGCCCACCCCTAAAGATCCGGGTATGGAAAATGCGGCAAGCTTGACCGGACAACCAATGCAGGTATTCCCGGGGCAAGATCATCAAGCCCATATTGATGCGCACCGAGCGTTTATGAGTTCATTCTTAGTTAAAAATAACTTACCGGTATTGACTGCATTACAAGCACACGTGTCAGAACACATCGCACTACTTGCAAGAGAACAAGTCGAAGCGAAAAATGCTCCTATCATTCAAGAACAGGCACAACAATTCGGCGGTCAATTACCTCCAGAGCTTCTTCAACAGTTCCAAGCACAAAACGAAAAAGAAATTGCACAAGTTATTGCTCAAATGACCAACGATGCAGTAGCGGAAGAGCAAGAATATTTAGAAAAAACAGGTGAAAGTGATCCGTTAATCGATTTAAAACAACAAGATTTACTGTTAAAGCTGAACGAACAGCAAATGAGACAAAAAGAACAAGAAGAAAAGTTTGAAATTGATCGTGAAAGAATCAAATCTCAAGAAGAACAGACCGATAAACGAGTTCAAACACAGCAAGACATTGCAAATCTAAGAGCACAGACTACAATGGCGAAAGCAATGAGAGGAAATCGTGGCCCAACTACCTAAAAATCTTACCGCTGAGCAAAGAAAAGCGATTATGAAGTTGTTAGCCAAGAAAAAAGGCGTCGACACAAATGAAATTCGTTCCGAAATAGCTCAAGTATTGAAAGGTGGCGCTAGGGTTCCTACTTATGCAAGCAAAGGTGGTTACATCAAGAAGAAAAAGAAAGGTGCGACAAAAAATGCCACTAAAAAAAGGTAGTAGTCAGAAGACAATTAGTGCTAATATAAGAAAATTAAAAAAGGAGGGTCGCCCTCAAAAGCAAGCTATCGCAATTGCGTTGAGTGAGGCAGGTAAAAGCAATGTCAAAAAACGAAAAAAATCCAAAAAACGAAAGACTGCCTGAAATCGACGAATCAACCATTGAAATGGTTGTCGGCGATGTTGAAAAAATAGTTTCCTTGATGATTATGCAGGGTTATGACGGCATTACAATCTCTAGTGCCTTATTAGGTGTTGGAAAGCGTGTAATGACTGCATCTTTAGGTGCTATAGACACAAAAAAAGCTATCGAAAGGCTTGCAAAATTTCCAGATTATAGCTTGATTAATGGAAATTATACAATACACTAACCCCCATGAAAAATAATAAGTCAATGGACACAAAATCTCAATATGAGATGACAGGTGACGGCAAGGTGCCTTTCAAGACTGCACCAACTGATCCCTCGAAGTCTAAAACTCAAGGTCAGAAAGCAATTCAAGTTAAAAAGAAACCATTCAAAGGAGTATTCTAATGAAAGCATGGATTAAGGATCTTTGGGACAAACACCCAAAGAAAAAATGGCTTGTAATCGGTATAGCTATCGGTTGGGCCTTAGCTCAAATCATCTAATAAATGTTATCTAAAATTTTAGGCGGATCTTTAGTGGATACTGTCGGTAAAGTTATCGACAGTGTTCACACATCCGAAGAGGAAAAAGGTCAGATTAAAATTAAACTTCAAGAATTAGAGAACGAAATTAATTCCAAACAAATGGATATTAACTTAGCGGACGCTCAGTCTACTGCCACAGGTATCGGTGGTATTATGCAGCGGTCGTGGAGGCCCCTCATAGGCATGAGTTGTGCTCTTGCCATCTTTTGGGAATATGTTGCTAAACAATTTATTATGTTTCTTCTTGCTGCTTTTAGCATAGAACATGATCCTCTCCCCGCATTAGATATGGGTGTTTTAATGCCTTTAGTCATGGCTCTTTTAGGTATGGCAGGTATAAGATCATTTGAAAAAGTTAAGAAAATTACAAAATGAAGTGCACAAAATGTGGATGTATGTGTCATTGCGAACAAACATGCATGTGTGAATGCGCTATATGTGAACATGAAGAAGCAAGTAGCAAATAGCACTATTGATCATGTTGTCAAAAAGACTACAATGGGAGACGGTAGAATCAGTTGGTCTACTATGAATAAACATAAACGACGTAACTTTAAAAAATATAGGGGTCAGGGAAGATAATGGCAAAACTTTGTGCAAAAGGTAAAGCCGCAGCGAAGCGTAAGTTTGATGTATATCCTTCTGCTTATGCTAATATGTATGCGTCTGCTGTTTGTTCAGGCAAAGTAAAACCCGGCGGTAAAAAGAAGCCGAAGAAAATGTTTAAAGGTGGAGATGTTAATACTCAATCTCAAATGAGAAAAGATTCTAAAAATCCCAAGAATGTTGCTAGAGGATGTGGTGGTGTTATGACTAACAGAAGAAAAGTAACATCGTATGCATAATGGCAAAGGGTGGATTAAGAAAATGGGTAGAAGAAAAATGGGTGGACATAGGAGCACCTAAGAAAGACGGGAGGTATCAGCCATGTGGAAGAAAATCAGCGAAGGGTTCAAAGAGGAAATATCCCAAATGCGTTCCCTTAGCCAAAGCAACATCTATGAGCAAATCTCAGAAAGCGTCCGCCGTGCGAAGGAAGCGTGCCGCTGGAAATACTGGTCCAAAGCCAAAAATGGTTTCAACCTACGCAAAAAAGAAAAAATAGACGAACACGAAAAACATTGGGGAATAGGATCATGAATTTAGAAGATTTAAAAAATGAGATTAAAAAAGAAGAAGGTTATCG